AAGGAGAAAGACATGGCAGTATTAGTATCCCCTGGTGTAAATGTATCAGTAGTAGATGAAAGTGCATACGGTGCTCCAGGCGCCGGTACAGTTCCACTATTAATGGTTGCAACACGTCAGGACAAAACAGATCCTACAGGAAGTGAAGCTGACGGAATTGCAAAGTTTACCAAAAGTGCTCAAGCTGGCAAAGTTGTTAAAGTAACAAGTCAGAGAGAATTAACACAATTTTTTGGTAACCCAACATTTACCACAAGCGGATCTGCCGTAGTACAAGGTAGTGAGACCAGTGAATACGGTCTTATGGCGGCATATAGTTATCTTGGACAAGGTAGCCAAGCATTTGTTGTTAGAGCAGACTTAAACTTAGGGCAATTAGAAGCAAGTACAACTGCTCCGGTTGCGAGTTATGCTACAGCCAACACATTATGGTTAGACACAGATGCTAGTAAATTTGGTATTCATCAATACGATAATGCTTCTAGTAAGTGGGTTAACAAAATCCCAGCAGTTGAAGTTAACGTAGATGATGGTACAGATGTTGTAGGTGATGTACATACACCAGCTACAGCGGCAAGTGCCACAACAAATGGAACATTCCTAGTTGTAGTACATGTTGACAACGAAGCATCAGTAAGTCCAGCAAGACAAATGAGTATTGAATACTTTTATGGTGTAGGTGGCGCATGGGAAATCTTAGACAGTGATGCCGCATTAAGTGGCGGTGAAGCTGTAACATATGACGAACATTATAGTGCTCCAGCTGGACCTGCCAATAACGATATTTGGGTTAAGACCACAAGACCAGGTAATGGTTTAGCTCTAGCATTAAGTACACATGATGGTACTTCGTTTGTAAGTGCAACAGTACAAGGTACTAGTACTACACAAGTTGACGGTGCAGGTGCTATTACAGACTTTGTACCACAAGATGGCTCAAGTGTAACTGCATTAGCCGCTGGTACAGCTATAGTAGGTCAATATTTGTTAGACCAACAAGCAAATACCAAAGCAACTATTGTTATCAGAGAAGTAACAACTGGTGGTGCAGTAGGTGATTTAACTGCAACTACAGTATTAGCACAAGCCGCAACACCAACTGCTACAGTAGCAAATGGTACATATTGGTTTGATAATACAATCAACAGTTTGGACATCTACAAAATAAACAGTGGAAACTACACAACTACTTCTGCAACATATAGCACTACTGCTCCAACAGGACCAGGTGCAGGTGATGTATGGATAGATACAACATTAGCTGGTGAGAATCAAGCCAACGAACGTGCTTATCCAAAACTTTATGTGAGAAACACAGGTAATAGTGCTTGGGTATTACATGATAACACAGACCAAACAACATCAACAGGTGTTTTGTTTGCTGATGTTACTGATACAGCTGGTGATACAACTAACGGCGGTAACGCTACTACAATTACAGGTGCTCCAGCCGCGGCTGTTTATCCAGATGGTATGTTAGTTATTAACATGGGACAGAGTAAAAACACTGTGAGACAGTACAATGGTACTGCTACAGCTTGGAGAAATGGCGCCGCAAACCACGCAGATGGTAGCGGAGCATTTGGAAGATATGCACAACGTAAAGTTATTGCAACTGCAATGCAAGGTGCTATTGCTGGTACAGATCTTAGAGATCCACAGTACAAGTATAGCTTGATTGCTTCACCAAACTATCCAGAACTAGTTGACGAAATGGTCACACTAAACAGCGATAGAGGTGAGACAGCATTTATTGTTATTGATACACCAATGCGTAAGAACCCAACAGATGTTATTACTTGGACAAACAATAGTAACAGTGCAAGTGAAAACGGCGAAGATGGACTAGTAACCAAGAATACATATTCAGCAGTTTACTATCCAGCAGGACAAACTACTGAGCCATTAAATGGTAATACGGTAACTGTTCCTCCAAGTCATATGGCACTATACACTATTGCTTACAATGACAACATCAGTTTCCAATGGTTTGCTCCAGCAGGAACTACAAGAGGTGTTGTACAAAACGCAAGTGCAGTTGGACATATTACAACTGAAGGCGAATTCAAAGCAATCAGCCTTACACAAGGACAACGTGATGCAATGTATACAGCAAAGCTGAATCCAATTACAACATTTCCTGGACAAGGTACAATAGTATTTGGACAGAAAACTCTACATGCCACTACTAGTAGTTTGGATAGAGTTAATGTTGCACGTTTGGTTGCATATCTCAGAGAAAGATTTGACGAGATCGCTAGACCATTCTTGTTTGAAATCAATGATGCACAAACCAGAGCAAGAGCAAAAGTCGTGTTTGAAAGATTCCTTGCAGACATTTTAAGTAGAAGAGGACTTAATGACTTTGCAGTAGTTTGTGATGAAACAAATAATACACCAGCAAGAATTGATCGTAACGAATTTTATGTTGATGTTGCTATTGAACCAGCAAAAGCGGCAGAATTTATCTACGTTCCAATTAGATTGGTAAATACAGGCACACTAAACTCAACAAACTAATAAAAATTAACTGAATACTTAATGGACTGCTTTATGTGGTCCATTTTTTTTGGCGGTTTTTAATAAATACAATTAGCCGGTATTACAAGGAGAATGAGATGGCAGTTATTACAACATTAGGCGTTCCAGACAATTCAGGAAACACCACAACAATCATGCCCAAACTACAGTATCGTTTTAGAGTGACGTTTGTAGGTGAAGGGTTCACCGCTACTCCTACTAGAAGTGTTATTAGTACAACAAGACCCGCATTGACACACGATGAGATCCCATTAGATGCATACAACTCAAGAATCTATCTTGCAGGTAAGCATACTTGGGACACAGTGTCTATTGTACTAAGAGATGATGTAGATAGCGTAGTGCTAAGAGAATTAAACAATCAATTAAATAGACAGGTAGATCATGCAAATCAAAGTTCACCAAGAGCAGGTGCAAGCTACAAGTTCCAAACAGTTATGGAAACATTAGATGGCGCAAGTCCAACACCAGGTGTTTTGGATAAATTTGAACTAGCAGGTTGTTATATTGCAAACATCAGTTATGGCGATATGGCATATGCGAGCAGTGATCAAATACAGGTAACAGTAGGTATAAGATACGACAACGCAGAAATTTTTGACGCCGCAGGTAATGCAACACTAACAGGCGCTGATTTAGATCAGACAGTAAGTAACGCAACTGGCGGTGGTACACAGGCTTAAAAAAGGTAGCATAAATGGGATTAACTAGTAATACCGGCCCATATAACGCCGCCGCAGAGCATTTCGGAGCAGATGATCCAGTAATGGTCAAAACTCCGAGACTGTCGTACAATTTTAGCATACAATTCTTACTTAATGAAAACGTAGCTATGGAAGACGATAGCTTTGGCAGAAACTTTACATTTAACAGAGTAGTAAGTGTAACAATGCCAGACTTTGACTACGGCATGATGCCAGTTAATCAATACAACAGAATAAGACAAGTACCAACTAGAATGACTCCTGGTCCTATGAATGTTGTGTTTTATGATACCAAAGACAATCAATTTCAAACACTATTAAAAGCATACGGTAATCATTACTTCCAAGGACACGAAATGGGAAGTGGTAATTTTAACGGATATAATATGTTAGATGAACAGTTTAGTTCAGGTGCAGGACATAACTTTGGAGCAAAAACAATACCAGCTAATGCTAGACACTTTTTTGAAGAAATAAGAGTACACAATAAAGATACTACTCAAGGTGGTAGAACAACTACACTGTTTAATTGTATGGTTACACAAATACAACATACTACATTTGACTATGCATCGAGTGCGACTGCTAGTTACACTGCACAATTTCAGCCTGAACATGTAAACATAGGTAATCTTGGAGAAGAATTTGTAAGTGAGCAACAAGCACAAAGACAAAGTTTGTTAAGTGATATTCCAGGAAGAGTAGCAAATAGAGCTGGATTACGAAGTGCTCTTGCATTAGGCGGAGCGGCACTTGCTTCACCAAACGGACAAAGAGTATTCGATGGTGTATACAATCAAGCAAAAGAATCACTTAGGAATATAGGCGGTAAAACTTTTGTTGTACCAAACAATCCACCTCCTGGTGTAGCTGGTGGCACAGGACTTGCAGAAGGTCAACTGCCGGAAGAGTAGTAAGAATAAATACTACTAGAATGGCAAATAAATTCCAACAAGGCATATACGAAGTAAAAAACGCTCGTAAGTATGTGGGCAAACACCGCCCAAAATATCGTAGCGGGTGGGAATTAAAATTTATGCGTATGCTGGATACACACCCAAATATATTAGCATGGGCTAGCGAAAGTCACCGTATACCTTATAGGAACCCAGCAACAGGTAAGAATACACACTATGTTCCAGACTTTTTTATTGTATATGAAGATAAAGATAAAGCTAGAAAAGCTGAGTTTATTGAAATAAAACCTGCAGGACAAACACTAGCACATGCTAAGAGTCCAATGCAAAAAGCGGCGGCTATTGTAAATGAAGCAAAGTGGCAAGCCGCAAAAGTATTTGCACAAAGACAAGGTGTTGGATTTAGAGTGCTTACTGAAAATGAATTATTCAACCAACCTAAAAAAAGGAAACGTAAATGAGTAATAAAATAGAAGATGTGTTTAATCTTCCTCCAGCAAACGAGCAAATAGATGAACCTATTAAACAAGAAGAAACTGGATTGAATATTGCACAACTACAACAACAATTAGATGTAGCAGATAAAATTGATGCCGCATTGCCGATGGTAAGAGATTTAGAACAACTAGATGCTGATATGGACAAGTATGCTGATAAAGCAATGCATGCCTTTCAGGATCTTATGGATCTTGGACAAAATGTTGAAGATAGGCATGCCGCGGCTGTATTTGATACAGCAAGTAAGATGATGACCAATGCTATTACTGCTAAAACAGCAAAAATGGATAAAAAACTAAAAATGGTTCAACTACAACTGCAAAAAGCTAAGTTTGATGCACAAGAAGCAAAAGCAAATGGTAAAGATGATACTATTCAAGGTGAAGCAGAAGAGTTCGAAGACCGTAACAGTTTGATAAATGCAGTCATTGATAAAATGAATAAATCGGATAAATAATTACAATGAAGGAAGAAGCGATGAAAACTTTGAAACAATATCTAGCAGAATCTGAGAAAACCTACAAGTTTAGACTTCGTAGTATTAATGAGATTTCAGACGAGCATATGGACAGAATTGAGTCGCATATGAAAAAGTATAATGTAGAAAGCATAAGTGCTTGTAAAAAGACAATTATGCAAAGCAAACCCAGAGGATTTGGTGATGTAGGGCCTAACGAAGTTCATATCTGTGATATGGAACTTAAATTACCAGCAACTCCAAATGCACTACAAGAAGAGATTGCAAGAATTTGTGGTTGTAGTGAGGGCAGTATTATAGTTAACAATATGAATGAATCAGAAGAACTTTGGGACGATATCGAAGAGACTACAGAAGAAGAACCAAAGAGCGTATTAGCTGATGCAGAATACAGTGATGCTGAAAAAGTAGATCACAGTGAACACTATGGTAATGAGTTTGTAGACAAGTTTGTCAAAGCTCAACCAACAGGTGAATTGAATACAGAATACAAAATATAAGGTGTGAAAAAATGAACTTAGAAGACTTAATCAAACTAGCAGGAGTGACAAAGTCCCCATATGACACACCAGTGCAAGAACAGCCAACAGAGATCGAAGAACAGCCAGTAATGGACGATAATGAAGGCATGAGAGCGTTAATTGCATTGGTAACTCCAGAGCAATTAAACCAATTACAAGGACAAGCTCCTGTAGAAGAAGAAGGATTTGCCAACAGCGGCGACGAATATGCTGGCGAACCAGAAGAATTTAAAGGCACATTAGGTAGTCCTGCGGACCTAAGCCTTAGAAGATACTTAGGAGCAAATGGTGTTCCAGTAAATGTAGACGAAACAAAAGTATATGAAGATCACAAATTAGAAGATCTTAACGAAGCTTGGAAAGCATACAAGCTAGAAGAAAGACCATCAGACCTAGCAAATATGTTAAAGACTTTTAGAACTGGACCAAAACCAACTATGGGTGAACCAGTTCCAGGTATAAGAGAACCAGGTAAACCACCCAAAATGCCAACACCAGGTGGCGGACCAGAAGAACCACCAAGCATGCCAAGTGAACCAATTCCGGAGCCAAGACCTACTCCAAAACCAACTCCAATACCAGGAGGTGGTCCAGAAGAACCACCAACACCAACTCCAGGTGAACCAATTCCAACACCAACACCAACACCTGATCCAGAACCAACTCCGGGCGGTGGTCCAGAAGAACCACCAACACCAACTCCAGGTGAACCAATTCCAGAGCCAAGAGAGCCGGGTGAACCAACACCAACTCCAGGTGGTGGGCCAGAAGAACCCCCAGCTCCGCCAGTAGGTGAACCAGTTCCAGAACCAACACCAGAACCAACACCAATTCCGACTCCAGGTGGTGGACCAGAAGCGCCACCGAAGGCGCCAGAAGCACCAGAACCAGATAAGGCACCTGAGGCACCTAAAGCAGAAAAACCTAAAGCACCTCGGATTACACCACAAATGAGAAAAGATGCTGAAGAGTATGCTGATAGAGATGGATTGCCAAGAGATCAACTAGGTACAATAGTATCAGGTACAGTTGGCGGAATTCCAACAACACTAGAAGTTGATCCAAACTCAGGTACTGTTATCGATACGAAAACAGGCGATGTTATTGGCGGTGATGACGCTGAAGCGGCTAGAGAAGCCGCTAAAGGAAAAACTCCTGGATTAGGTAAGAAAGATGAAAGCCTAGAAAGACTTCTAACTCTATCAGGTATTAATGAATCATATACAATGATGGAAAGACCATCAGACAGATCACGCAGAGGTACAAGACCACCAGATGCAATCGGCAAGCCAATGCCAACACCAGGTGGTGGACCAAGTATAGGTGAACCAATTCCAGAGCCAAGAGAGCCAAAGCCTCCAATGCCAACACCAGGTGGTGGACCAGAAGAACCACCAAGCATGCCAGGATTTGACCCTGATCCGGACTTTCCAGATGAGCCAGATGAGCCAGGTATACTAGATGATCCTACAACAAAAATACCTCAGATACCAATGAGCACAAAAATTGATCCAAAGGATATAGATGGCGACAGCCCAGCTGAACCAGATCAAGGCAAAGATGTCTTTGGTAGAGACAAAGCCGCGTTAGCAAAAAAAGATGCTATATTTAAAAAGTATGGATTAACTCCTCCGGCAAGTGCTCTTTTCCAATCAGCAGATCTAAACGAAGAGCCAAACGAAGGCAACGAATTTACTGGAGAATTAGCTAAAGCTAAAGCGGCTGGCAAAAAAGAATTCTCAGTAGCCGGTAAAACATACAAAGTTGAATCAACACAACAGGTAGATGAAGGTGGTATGAAACAAGCCGAAATAGAAGTACAGGACTGGGTTGAAAAGTATGATGACTTCATGGGTGTTAACGGTGATAGCTTACCTGAAGGTTATCTACAAGCAATGTTGAATTCAGGCATAATGAGTGATGCATTTGACCAAGACGAATATATTGCTTTCAATAAAAAGAATGGCTATGAAGATGACGGAGATTGGCAAGAAGGCGACCATCAAAAATTTATGATGTCAAGTCCAAATACAAAAGGTATGTTTGACGAAATTCGAGCAATACAAGACAAGTATGGCATTGATGAACAAGAGGTTAATGATATCATGGGTTACTTTGAATCCAAAAAGGAATCAATTAATCATCTTAGAAAGCTAGCAGGAATATAATTATGCCAACATCACAGGAAATGAGAGTACAAAATACATTTGATAAAGCAATGGATCAAATCAATCGATTGCAAAAAGTTTTCCGTGATGAAGGCGGACTTGCTAAAGCAGTAGTTGATGTTGGTGGTAGTCAAGACTTTGGTGCTATACAAGAAGCATTTGATAACCTGTATGGTGCATTGGAAGATGCACACTATGATGCAATGGCTGGTTTAGAAGTAGAGTCAGTGAAACAAAAACTTGGAATGACTGAAGACACTGTAATAAAGCCACAAGGTAAAGACTCGGAAATTAATCTTGCTGGTGACAGTATTTGGGATAGACAAGGTGAGAATCCTGCAAAAGTTTATGTAATGAAAATTACAGTAGAAAATCCATACGAAGAAGATGGATACATGGGCGACGATGAAGATGATGGTTACAGAAATGTTACAGTACTGCACGATGGTCCGTGGACCATATATACAGACAGTGGATTTGCAGAAGAGATTAGTGCTTTAGTTGGATTTGACGTAGACTTTACTGAACAAGGCATGCAAGATGATGGCAGAGCTAGTATGGAAGGCACAATGGGCGATGCTATGGAATCAGTTAAAGAAGGCAGAATGGGCTACAAAGATGCTGATAAACTAGGCAGAGAAAACGCAAGTAAAATTGATAATATATTGCGTAGAAGAGTAGCTGATAGTGGCAAAGATATTAGAGATGTTGAGCCAGGCGACTTAGACGAGATGCGATATAAAATTGCAAAACAATTAGGCTTAGTGGAAAGTAAATTAACCGAAGGCTACGAAAGCAAAGTAAGAGAAATTTGCAAAGATGCTGGCATTGATTGTAGTTTCAAAGATGGCAAAATGTATGTAGCCAAAGAAGATATGGCAAAAGCTAAAAAAGCATTAGAGAACAACGAAGATATTTTAGAACTACCTGAAATGGTAGCTGAAAATTCTGAACTAACAAGATTAAAACAACTAATTGGCACTGACACTATTAGAGAGATGAAACAATGACAGACAAAACATTCAAAGATTACCTAAAAGAAGACAGTGTTGATGAGGAAAAACATGATGCACTAAACAACATTGCAATGACACTCAGTGCATTGGAAACTGAAATACAAGAATTACAAGAACTGGATGGAGACATGGATTCAAGTGGCGTTGGTGATTTAACAGACCAACTTACTACTATGCGTAAATTGGTAAACAGTTTTGAAGACGTAATAGACAGAGCTACTAGAATTGTACCAATGGAATCAGTCACTGAAAAAGATTTAGACTACCTAAAAAAATTAGCAGGCATTTAACATGCGATTGTCTGAATTATTTGAAGATCCAGGAGATCCAGAAGAAACTCCAAAACTTAGACCATCTGACTGGGCGCCTAAGAAAAAAGGTATGGATGACTTCGAACCTAACACACCTTTTGCATATGGAACAAAGCATAAGATGCAACAGAGAATGAAAGCAACTCAGAAAAAGGCTAAAGATGCTGGCTATGTAAAACCAGACGGAACTGCTGATACTAGAGCATATTTCCAAGACAAACATGACCGAGAACGAGCAGAGGCTCAGGCAAAAGATCGTGCGTATAGAAAAAAATATCCTACAGGTAACGTAACAAGAAATGATACAGGCGACGATACTGGCAGTCTCGGCGTAACTGTAAGATCGTATGAAGATCCACCTAAACAAGTTCATCCAGATGATCGAAAAGATCAAAATAAATGGATGGGCGATGTAATGAATAAAAGGGCAAAAACTGCAAAAGCTCGTCACGAATTGAAAAGCACCCCAGACTTCACATAAGTACTACTA